GGCATCGGTGTATTCGCCGACTACAGCAATCAAATCTAGTTTAGTTGACATGGTTCAATCTTTCATTCAGTTTAAAAATCTTTGCATCAAGTTCGGCTAAGAACTTTGTTACTTCTTCTTCAAGCATTGCCGCGTATTCCGTATCGAATTCAACGCGCTTAACAAACATTTGTAACCCGTTTGGTAGGCGTGGGTCAAACGATACGAAATCACACCAAGCGCGTTTAGTACAAATCATTTGCCATTGCATTTGGGTTATGTACTTTGTTGGTACTGTTTGGGTTAACAATGTTTCAATGTGCGTAGCGGTGTTAGGGCATTTGATTTCTAACAAGCCATCAGCATTAACCAAGCCATCAGGCGAAGCCCCTGCGCGTTCAATTGATGGGTGGGCAATGTACCCTACTTCATCTACCAAAACATCCGCAAACGATTCATACGCGGCACGGGCAAGCGGTTCGGTTTGTGTACCCCATTGCATAGCCGCATTGCTATACGATTCTGAAACCGTGTTTGTCATGCGTTCGCAAATCAATTGCGCCATGTAGTTTTCGCGTGATGCTGAATAACCGCTTTTGGTTTTGGCGATTACATCAGCAACGCGGGATGCCGTGACATTACCCAAGCGGGCGGCAAACCATTCAGGCGTACCTTGTTCAACTTTTTCAATCATAGTTTTGCCTTTACTTTATCTTTGGCGGCAATCACTTTCTTTTGCCAATCAGAATTGCCATTACAAGCGGCATAGGCGGCTTTGTAGGCGTTCTTTAAACCATCTTGGTCGGTTGATGCGTCAATAGCCGCCAAGTGGTCTATAAGGGCGCTTTCATCTACACCTTTTGCGGCAATGGTTGCTAATTGCCCATCGTCATCTTCAGGTGCAATACCGCAAGCCGCCATCAACGAACCGCGGCGGGCGTAGGTTAAAGCCGACATATACGCGGGCGGGTCATTCTTAACTACAGGGAATTGCAAAACGCCGCAATCAATTGTTTCGCCTGATTCATGTACAAAGATTGTTTCGACCATTACGCCGCCAACACATTCACGGGTTTTTTGCACAAGGGCAATGCCGTTATTGTTTAGCGCGTCTATAACCGCTTCAACACACGCGGCAAGGTCAGCGTACTTGTTTTTGAAATGCGGGTTGTAGGCGTTCTTTAAAGCGGGCGCAAATGCCTTTTGCGCTTGCACCAATGCCGTGGAAATTTGTTTCATTCTGCGCTTTCTAAATAGTTTGTTAGGCGTTTGATTCGGTCGGCGTGGTAATCGCTCATGCGCTTGGCGTATTCCATGCCGCTTTGAGCATCAAGAAAACGGCGCTTGGCTTCTTCAAGTTCTTTAGCCGCCATTTCTTTTGGTGATGGCAATTGCCACAGGGATTGAACACGGTTAATAAAGTTCATTATTTTGTCCTTTCTTTTATCATTGCATCGGCTACGGCATAAGCAACTTCTGCAAGTTTTTCTACGCCACCACAAAATTGTGATGATTCTTTGCCGTTCAAAATTGCATCCCAAATTTGCGCACCCGTTAATGATTGGGCGGCAAAGTAATCACGCAAGGTCATGCCTTTTTCAGGCTCACCCCAACCATTATGAAATGTGCTTGGAAATGCCGGTGGAATGTATTCACCCGCTTTTGCTTCTTTATTCATGCTTAACCCCTCCAAGCCAACAGTACGCCCCAACCACCAAAGATGATGATTGCCAAAACACATTCAATTAAAGTTGTGATGATTTTTTGTTTCATTTTGTTTTGTCCTATGAGTTAATTTTTACAGTTGTTCCAAGGCTTTAGAAACTTCATCTAACTTGTAGCCGATGATGGTGCTTTTGAAATTGATGTGCGCAGAATACCAAGTACCGTTATTGGTAATCATGTATGTTTTGCCGCTATTGCCCGTACCAAACCACATAGGCTTACGGGTATAGAAACCCTCGGGTGCTTTGCGCACAATGTTATGGAATTTTGTTTGCTTAGTTTGTGTTGCGTTTGTCATTTGCTTTGCTTTCTAAAAGACCGCAAGATGTTTGCGGCATGGGTGTAGTATAACCAAAAAATTAGGTTTGCAACACTTTGTTTAAAATATTTTCACAATTTGTTTAAATTTTTAAGGATTGTTGTTATGATGCAACTATGAACAAAAACCTAGAATCTGACAAAGCAATGATTTCCCAATTGGGCGGGCCTACGGTTCTTTCAAAGCGCCTTGGCTTAAATTCGCCCCAACGGGTACACAATTGGTTAACTAGGGGAATACCCGCATCAATCAAATTGGCGCACCCTAAAATCTTTTTGAAAGGTTTACGCAAATGACTAAGATAGAAAAATACCTACATCACAAATCTTTGATGATGGAACACCTTGCGTTTGCTTATGCCAATCAATCAATGCACGATTCTTTATATCAATTGATTTGCTATCACTTGCATAAAGACTACACCCAAGCGCAATATTGGGCAATGACCCATGAGGAACGAAAAGATTTGCACACAATGTTGATTCTTTGATACAATTTTTATACGCGGCTAGGGTAGCCCCCGAAAAGACGATTCGTTACCGTCCTGCCATCAGCGTATTAGTAACGGCAACCGATAACGTAAGGTTAAACAATGGCTACCCTCAGTTTAAAAAAGGCAAAGCAACTTGCCGCAGAAAAACCCGTAAACGATTTATTGCACAAATTTGCAGTAATGCGCCATGCGCGGCACACCCATAGCATTAGATTTACTTGTGTTCACGACACATTTGAAATTGCTAAAAAAGAAGCAACCCGTTTACACAAAGAATTTCCAAGCGAACGCTATTTGGTAATTTCAATCCTTGATGGGGTTGAATAATGCACTACTACCAACATCACATTGGTGACTTTATAAAAGCGACCGCAAGGCTATCTGATTCACAATCTATGGCTTATTTGCGTTTAATTTGGATGTATTACGATAGTGAAAAACCATTAACACTTGATACTAAAGTTTTAGCATTTCAAATAGGTGCATCTGTTGAAGATACAGAATTATTGTTAAAAAGTTTTTTTGCGCTTGAAAATGATGGGTGGCATCAAACTCGTTGCGACAAAGAAATTGAGGATTACAGAGAATTTTTGAATAAGAAATCCAACGCTGGTAAAGCATCTGCTGAACGTAGGAAGAACAATCGTTCATCAGGTGTTGAACAACTGTTAAACAGTAGTCCATCTGATGTGCAACTAACCACTAACCAACAACCACTAACCACTAACCATAAACCAAAGAAAGAAAGCGCAACTAGCGTTGCTTGTCCTAATTCTGTTTCACAACAAGTTTGGAATGATTGGATGACAGTACGCAAAGAAAAGAAAGCCAAGACACTTACCGAAACTGGTTGGAATGGATTTGTTAAACAAGTTGAAAAAGCGGGTTGGTCATTAGAACAAGCCATTAGCCATTGTTGTTTAAAGCAATGGGTTGGTTTTGAAGCCGCTTGGGTTCAAAAGGATTCAGATTTAAGCAAGACAGGCCAAATGAACCAAAGGGTAATTTCAGGTTTAACCCGTGGGCTAATCGGAGGTGGCGGCAATGTCAAATTACTTGGAAACTGATTTCTGTACACAAGACCAAGGGCTTGATTACATCTTTGGTCGCATGATGGCCATTTTTGGCGCACCGTTTAATCGTCACTTTGATGGCCTAGACCCTGAATTTGTACGCGATGAATGGAAGGTTCAACTTGGCAAGTTTTTAACCTACCGCCCAAGCATGGACTTTGCCATTGCCAAACTTGATGGTGAATTTATCCCTAGCGCAATTAAGTTTCGTAATTTGTGCAACCAAGGCCCACAAATCCCAATCAAGCCATTGGTACAGATTGAACGCAAAAAAACATTGCATGAACAAATTGAAGCCGATAAGGTTAAAGCCGAAGCCTTGGCAAAGTTAGCCGAACTTAAAAAACAATTTGGGGCTAAAGCATGAATATTTATTTAATTTGTAAACACAGAAAATTTAGTGACAACTGGGGTCGTGGTGTTTATAAAGAATGTCTAATTGTTGATGTTTTGCAAAATAAAACAATAGCAAACCTTTGCGTAAAAGATTTAAACAGTAGGTCAAAAAAATATTGGTATTCCGTTAAAAAAATGGTGGTTGCTATATGACATACGAAAAAGCAATGCAAATTTTGGACAAGGTGCGCGAAGGCGTACATTACCCCGCGTGGGTGATTAACAAAGCCTTGGAATTAACTGGCGATATTGATGGACATGGAACACTTTAAGGATTCAGAGGCTCGCGAATGGGTCGCCCGTTTCCGCAAAAAACAATTGGAAGAAGGTAGGGGAGAAGCGGTCGAATGGTGGAACAAAACCATTAAAGACATTGCAACCAAACGCGGGCAAGCCGCCGCTGATGAATTAAAGCAAAGAATGAATATGCAAAGGGCCAAAAATGATAAGCAAAGGTCATCACAAAGAATGTAAGAATTGTAAAAATATGTTTAGATGCGATGCAAATTCAAACAAGGTCACTTGTTCTAAAGAATGTATGTTGGCTCATAGAGAAAACAGAAAATCAAAAGCCAATTGTTTGCATTGCAATAAATTATTTACTTTTTCAAAATCGTGCAAAAGAATTTTTTGTTCTTATGAATGTTTTGTAAAAAATGGTGGCCCGCAAAGGGCGGGATTTGCCGCTGTGGAGAAAATAGAAATGTACGGAAGAAAAAAAGATGCGAACCACAATGACATTGTTAATGTGATGACCAAGGTTGGGGCTTCTGTTATTGATATGTCCCATGTAGGCAAAGGTTTTCCTGATTTGATTGTTGGTTTTCAATCCAAAACCATATTGATGGAAATAAAAAATACAAAAACATCGTATGGAAGAAAAGGATTAAATAAAAATCAATTGGAATGGAAAGAAAAATGGTTAGGTGGCGCTTATTGCGTTGTCGATAGCCCTGAAGCCGCGCTACGGATGATAGGGGTAATTTAATGAACCCACCTTACAAAACAGTAGATTTCATTTTAGAAAACGCGCCAAGGTATGCCAAGGCTAAAGCCGAACGAATCTACCTTGAAGAATTCCGTAAAACCAAAAAGGCGTTGCTGATGAAAGTAGCAATGGAAGCGGGATACGAAAGCGCGGCGGCACAGGAACGCGAAGCCTACGCGCACCCTGATTACCAAGTTTTGTTAAAAGGTTTAGCAGAAGCAATCGAAGAAGAAGAAACCCTAAAGTGGAAATTGACCGCGGCGACCATTAAGGGGGAAATATGGCGCACCGAATCGGCTAATGAACGAAGTGGCATAAAAGCAACGGAATAGGAAATATCAACAAAGTGTTGAAATATGGTTATAATTTCTTTACGCCGTTACATCACGGTCTAAACGAAAGCGCAAAATGAAACACGCATCTACTAAGAAAAACCACCTTGTCATCATGTTGGATGAATTCAACAATGTTTGGATTGACAAAACCGTTCCCGCTACAGAACTGCAATGTATTCGTTATGTTTGCCATCGCAATTGGACACACGCCATTGCTAAAGGCACAGTAAAAATTGTTACCTTGGCGCAATTTGCAGAACTGAACAAGGTGGCGGCATGAACTGGCCTTTTCCACCTTTTCCCAATCCAAAAGACAAGGGAACACGCGTTCCCCGTTTTAATCCCGATAACTTTGAGGATGCGCCGTTATGACACAAGATGAAATCTATGAAATTGCTGAACAAGCGGGAATAGCAAAAGCAATAGTAGATATAGAAATTATGGGGCGTTTTGCCAATTTAGTTGCACAACATGAACATAAGCGATTTTATGATGCCGCAATGAAAGCGACTGAAAAAGCAGTTGATGTAGCAATTGTTCTTGAGCGTGAAGCGTGTGCAAAAATAGTTGATGTTTACATTGGATTTGATAACGAATTGTCTAACAACATTCGTGCAAGGGGGCAAGCATGAACGATTACGAATTTACCTTTAACGCCACAACAGGCGCGGCGGGTGAAACCGTTACTTGCCTTATGTCGTATGAACGCGATGAACATGGCCCGTACTTTGAGAATATCGAAACCGTGAAATACGAAGGGGTAGAGGTTACGGGGTTGATTTCTGAAGAACAATTTGCCGATTTAGAAATGATTGGCGTTAACAAATTACGCGAACATTTAGCCGAAGAAAAAGAAAGGTCGCAAGAACCATGATGCCGCAATTAGATATTGGTGCAATTCATTCAACCAACAAATTTAAGTTATGCACCAAATGCGAAACGCCTAAACCGCCCGAAGGCGGCATAGAAATGGGCGTTAAATGGATTTGTCAGGTTTGTTGGAACAAGCGAATCACGGGTAAAAATCTACAGCAAAACCGCAAAAATGCGAAAAAGAACTAAGCGCAAGATTTGGGCATTGTTAGACCCAATAGCCCATAGCATTGTTGGGGCATCTTACACACCGCGGCAAACTTTGGACAAACTGCGGCTAACCGAATATGCCGCTTTGGAATCAATTACAAAAGGTAGCGGTACGGTACAGGATTGGCGCACATTGGTCGATGTACTAAACCTTGCCGAAACAATGGCTAGGCATGGGGTTGGCCCTGAAGTATTGCCCGTATGCGCAAAAGCCCAAGAAGGATTGCATAAAGCCGCAGAACGCTATGCCACCACTATGCGCATAATATTGGATGGCCCATCAATTCAAGCCGTGCGCGAATTATTGGAATATGCCGATTTGCAACAGGGAAGCGTAACCCGTGCTGAATTTGAACGATATGTGCAAAAAACCCGTGATTACATTAAATCAAACGGCAACTTAGTGGTTGAAATTGAATAAAACATCATAAAGGCTTATAATCTTTCAACTTTAAAAGGGGATTGATATGGGCAAATTTGTAGATAGAACTGGGCAAAAATTTGGAAGATTGTTGGTTATTGAAAAAAGTAATGAACGCAATAAATCTGGAAACATCAAATGGCATTGCATTTGTGATTGTGGAAATAAATTTATAGCAACAGGTTCATCTTTAAAATCAGGATGTACAAAAAGTTGTGGATGTTTGTTTCTTGATGTTGCCGCTAACAAAGGCAAAGCAAGAAAAACACACGGTATGACTGACACAAAAATTTATAGTGTTTGGTCAAATATGAAAAATAGATGCCAAAACCCTAAATACAGAAAATATCACGCCTATGGTGGCCGTGGAATTAAAGTATGTGATGAATGGAATGATTTTGAAGTTTTTTACAAAGATATGGGAAATCCTGAAAATGGTTTAACTTTAGACAGGATTGATGTAAACGGAAATTATTGCAAAGAAAATTGCCGTTGGACTACGCAAAAAGTTCAACAAAACAACAGAAGAAATAACGTTAGCCGTAAAAATGCAATATCTGAAGCAAACCTACTTTAGAAGCGTAAAGCATTTAAAAAACGTAGCATCTTTGCCATGCCAAGTATGCGGATTGGATGGACAAACGCAAGCCGCACATTCAAATTGGGTTCAATGGGGTGGAAAATGCAAAGGCAAAAAAGCAAGCGATGAATACACCGCGGCTATGTGCCAACATTGTCATTATGAAATCGACCAAGGCGGTAAATTGAATAAAACCGAACGACAAAAGATATGGCTTGCCGCACATATCGTTCAAATTCAGCACGGGTTACGCTTCCCTGTTGCAAATCGGCATATTCCAAT